ATTTAAATACTCAGCGAGGGCGAGAAGCTTTTGCTGACGTACAGTTTGGTAGTGTCAAAGAGTGGTCTGTTGGCTTTAGATCTCTTGACGACAATATTGAACGACTAACGAACGGAGATAATGTAAGAGTTATTAAATCGTTAGATTGGGTAGAAGTTTCACCTGTTATGCGTGGTGCTTCCCCAGATACACAAACAATAATTTCTAAATCTGCCACAGTCACGGAAGCTTCTGAAAAAGAAGAAACTGTCACAGTCACGGATAACGAGAAGTTAAAGTTACAGATCGAAATAGAAAAAACAAAACTAGACATTATGGAGAAAAAATAATGGAGAAAATAAACGAGCTTCGAGAAGAAGCAAGGAAAGCATTAGTTGATGCAGGACAGTTTATTGAAAGTGGAGAAATAGATTCAGCAAAAAAAGCTAAGGAAGATGCAGTTGCTAAGATAGAAAAAGCAAATGAACTACAAAGCGAAGCTGACTCACTAAAAACACTTTCTGGTGACTTTAACAAACCAACTAACGCAGTTCCACAAGCTAAAGAAGAAGCAAAATTATACAATCCTGCTGACAATGGTAAGGATTATAGAAACGACTACAAACCTGCTACTTGGGTTAAAGGTCTACCTGCTGCGGTACAACCAAAATGGGTACGAGATCAGATGGGTAGCAACTTAAAAGACGAAGAAAACTTTTACAAAGACACTTGGGTTAAGTGGTTTAGGGACAGAAGTCCTAATGCCAATAAGTTCTTTCAGACTGCATCTGCTGACGAATTAAAAGCTATGCAAGAGGGAACTGATTCTGAGGGTGGTTTCTTTGTACCAGAAGACTTTAGAACACAGGTTATTCACAACACAGGAGTGCCGGGTGGAGTACACCGACCATACTGTACTGTATTAACAACATCTTTGAAAGATGGATACCTACCAACAATGGGATCTGTTACTTGGGCAGCTATTGCTGAAGAAGCAGCTTACGGTGATAACACACCAACTGTTGGACAAGTATCTTTCACTACAAGAAAAGCAGGTGGTACTGTAAAAGTATCTAATGAGCTTCTTGAAGATAGTGCTGTTAATCTACCTGCATTATTATCTCAGATTATGGGAGAAGCAGCAGGAAGATACGAAGATCAGCAAATTATCGAGGGTGATGGATCTACAGAGCCAGAGGGTATAAGAACATCTGGTACAGACGGATCTGATTCTGCTGCAAATAACGCAGTAGCAATTGGTGATTTCCAGACTTGGTACTTTAACCTACCTGCTCAGTTCAGAGCAAATGCTGTTGTTTCTACAACATCTTCTGCTATGGCACAGATAGCTGCACTAGATGTAACATCTAGCAAAGGAAACTTAGCAACTGCTACACCGGCAGCTACATTATACGGTAGACCAACTGTACTATTTGATGGTACTGGTTGGGACGATGCGACTGCTATTGCGACTAATGAAGAAATTGGTTGTATTGGTGACTTTTCAAATTACTACTTAATCGAAAGAATAGGTATGTCAATGAGAAGAGATGATTCAATCTATGTAGCAAATGACCAAGTGGGCTTCTTTGCTAGAAATAGATGGGACGGTCGTGTAGGTCTTGCTGATGCTTTCAGAATATTCAAAATAGCTTAATAGGAGAAAACATTAACATGCCAAAACAACGACAATTGAGTAACAGAGTAAGCTTTAACCAAGCACTAGCACCTGTAAGTAAATCTGCCGGAACTACAACAAGTTCTGCAATAGATCTTACTGGCTACAGTAATGCTAGTTTGTTTGTTAGTATTGGTGTAATATCATCTAGTGGAACAGTTGACTGTAAAGTACAGGCATCTGCAACATCTGGTGGTACTTATACTGACATTACTGGTGCTGCAATAACACAGGCTACACAAGCAGGTGGCGATTCCGGATCAAGTCAATTAGTTGACTTTGAAATACCGGCAGGTAAACCTCACGTGAAAACTGTATTAGTAAATGCTACTGCTGCGGCAGTACAAGGTGTTTACATAATAGCAGATCAAGACACTCGAAACTAAAACATTTAATGCTAGGAGGTTGCTTGTCAATAATCCAACTTTCTTGATTTTTACCTCCTAGCAACCAAAAGGAAATATAATGAAAAAATATAAAGTAATTTGTATAGATCCAAGACAAATAGCTGATGACGTCTATGCAATAAACGAAGAATATATTGTAGATGAAGCTAGAATTAATAAATATGTAAATACTTTTAAAATAATAGAAGAAGTTGTACAAAAAAAACAAGCATCTGTTGCAGATGATCTACAAAAAAAAGAAACAACTGTTGCATCAAAAAAAGCTTCAAAAGTACAAAATAAAGATGCAGGTAAAACAGAGGATAAATAATAATGGCACAAACCTACCATACATACGGAAATGTTTATGATTTTAAAGCATATCTAGCAGGTACAGATCACGTAACAGATTGGTCTACAGACGAAAGTCCTGTTTTAAGAGTGTTAGAAGCATCAAGTAAACGTATTGATTCATATATGGGTAGGTGCTTTGGTCCTAGAACTGAAACACACTCTTTTGACTTAGGTGAGGGTGCTTTACGAGATAATGCTTTGTTACCTACAGGCAATATTGTAGAGAAACCAGACTACTGGACAACACGTTTAGATAGTACAGGCATACTACCGTTAGACGATTGGTTAATATCTGCTACTACGGTAACAAGCTACGAGGGTACTGCTAGAACTACAAGTGCTACATTATCTGAGGGTATTGGAAACGACTTTTTATTAATGCCATATAATACAAGTCCAAAATCTAAACTAAAATTACAAGAAGATACTGCAAAGGTTTTATATTCTGGTCAGCAAACCTTAACTATTCTCGGAGAGTGGGGTTGGCAGAACGATACAGAAAGTATTAGTACGGTTGATGCAGTAGGATCTACAACTACTACAACTGTTACTGTATCAAGTGGTAGTACAACCTATGTAGGTGATACGATTTTAGTAGGTAGTGAACAAATGTATGTAACTACTGTAGATGGAAATACACTTACGGTTATAAGAGGTGTTAACGGCACAACTGCTGCTACACATAGTGGAGGTGCAACTTATTCTCGTTATGTATATCCTGCTGATGTAATACAAGCAAACTTAGATATATCAAAATTATATTTTAGATCAAGAGATATGGGCATTAGTCCGTCATTAGGAACTGCTGAAATGGCAATAAGCTTTCCTAGAAACGAAGAAAAAAATATATTAAAAAGATTAGATCATTATTTAAATAAAAGGGAAACTGCTATTTATGTCTAAAGAGTTTAATATAAAAATAAATATTAATGGCAAATTATTAAATAATCCACATACACGAGATGCTATAAAAAAGGGATTACATAATATGACTTTAGTTACAGAGGGCAGAGTTAAAAAACAATTATATCCCGGACATGGTGTTCAAACAGGTAACCTAAGAAGAGCAGTAAGTGGTCATGTAAAAAATGATTTTAACGCACAAGTAGATGCCGGTGAATTTAATCAAGGTCGTAATGTAGTGTACGCAAGTTGGGTTGAGGGTGTATCACCTAGAAACAGGATAACGTCTTTTAAAGGATATAAAATGTTTGAAAAGGCAAAAAATTTATTAGCTAGAGAAAACAAAGACAAATATTTTAAAGAGCCGATAAAGGAAACACTTGGTGAGTAGATCTGGAGCGATAACAACAATAAAAAATATTATGGACAATGTTAGCAGTCCAACTTTTCAAGTTGTTCTTATAGGTGAGCCGTTATCTATACCTAGTGGCGATAGAGTTATTGCAGCTTGGTTTACAGGAGAAAGCGAGAAATCGAAAACTCTCGGAAATGTAATGGTTACACAGGTTTGGACAGTACGTGCATATTTTAGGGTAGGTGCAACAATGAAACTAAGGGAAAGCTTAGAACTAGAACTTTGGAACGCAGTACGGGGCATTCAGAGCGATTTTCGAGCAGACTCTCAGCTAGGTGGAAACGTGACTGACCTTGAAATATCGTTAGCTAACGTTGGTTGGGTAGATATAGGTGGCAATACTTTTCGTAGCATAAGTTTTGATTTACAATTAATAGAACTAGAAGCAGAAAGCATATCTGCATAAGGGAATAATAATATGGCAAAAAAATCTGGTTTAGGAAATAATCTGTTTATACATGGTTATGATTTATCTGGTGATGTAGGCACTATAAATAATATTGGTACAACAAGAGGTGTGCAAGATGTGACAAGTATTAATAAATCTGCTCACGAAAGATTATTAACACATAGCGATAGTACAATAGATTTTAATTCATTTTTTAATGATGCTGCACTTGCTGAACACGCAGCACTAAGTACTGTACCGACTACCGATAGAATTGTAACGTTTTTAATGGGTAGTACGTTAGGTGATACTGCTTGTGCGTTAGTTGGAAAGCAATTAAATTATGATGCAACGAGAACTGCTGATGGAGGTTTAACATTTGCAGTTAGTGTAGTTGGGCAAGGTGTTCCATTGGAGTGGGGAATATCTGGAAGTGCAGGTAAGGTAACACACTCATCTGCAACAAATATAACAAGTATTGATAATAGTGCTAGTACAAGTAATGGATCTTCTGCATATTTACAAGTGTTTGCAGTATCTTCTGGAACTTGTATTGTCAAAGTACAACACTCTACAAACAATTCATCGTGGTCCGATTTAATAACATTTACTGGAGCAACTGGGATAACTGCCGAAAGGGGTACGTCTAGTGGAACAGTAAATAGATATCTGAGGGTAATAAGTAGTGGTACGTTCTCGAACTGCACGTTTAATGTCATCATCAAACGTGGCACGGCAAACGACATATAAGGCAGTCAAACCTTTAGGGACACATTACAGGAAAGCAACTTGTGAAGAAGCTAACTGTCCAAACTACCTAAACGGTTGGAAGACTATATTGCCGAAAAGCAATAATGATTTAATACAGGTTATTAAAACTATGAATTTACGGTTTACCGAAGAAGATAAAGGAGAAATAATCGAATTTACTTTTGAAGCCGGACAATCTTGTTTTAATCGTAATCAGCATTTTGCAGATTTGGACAAACCTGCTATATTGGGAATAGATGATGGATTTGGTTTTAGAAAACAAGACACAGATCAATGGGTGGATAAATTTAATAACCATTTAATAAAATTAAAAGGAGAGATAGATGGCTAAAGAAAGTGGCTTGGGTATGGCAGTTGCAGTAGACGATTCTGGTGGATCTGCAAGAACTATATCCAATGACATAACTAATCTTGACTTTGCTATACCTCGTGGTGTCCAAGATATTACTGGTATAGATAAGTCAGCAAACGAAAGATTGCTATTATTAGCAGATTTTTCTGTAACTCTTAACGGTGTTTTTAACGATGCTTCAAATATGTCGCATGACGTTTTTAAAACTGTATCAAGTACATCAGTTGCACGAACTGTAACAATAACTGTATCTGGTCAATCGTTAGCTACAGAATCGTTTTTTACGGATTATGCTTTATCAAGATCTGCTACTGGAGAATTAACTTTCACTACTAGTGGTGCTTTACAGAGTGGCTCTGTACCTACGTGGGCATAATAGAATAGAAAGAGGAACATAATGGGAAAGTTTAAATTAAGTGATGCTGAAAGAGTTGCAAATATTACATTTGATGGAACTGACTTTGACGGTGTTGAAGTAAAATGTTCGTTAGATCTACCGATGGCAGTTGTCTTAGATATACAACGACTATCTTTATCTGACGAAGATGACGATAAACAACAAGCTAACAAGATTTGGTGCGATAAAGTCTTAAAATCTTGGAATTTGGTCGATGATAAAGGAGATGACATACCTGCTAATGCTAAATCTGCTCTGATGGTCGCACCATCAAGATTACTGTCACTTTTAATTACGAAGTGGGCAGAACTTGTAACAGAGCCATCAGCAAATTTATCGAAAGCGCAGAACGATACGTCCATGTTGGAAGAACTGGCGAATCAGTCGAGTACGAATTAGAACACCTATTAATTATTGATCTTATGTGTCAAAGATATGGTGTCTTACCGTCTCAGCTTCTTAAGGAAGATGCTTCTGTTTTGCGCATATTTAAAATAGCTAGTATAGTTGAGAATTTAAGAAACAATGGCAAATGAAGTAAATATAAAAATAACTGCTGACGATAAAGCTTCACCGAAGATAAAAGAACTTGGAAGCCGAGCAGAACGAACTGCTGATAAATTACGAAGTATGCGTGGACCATTACTCGCTATTACTGGTGCTTTAACGGCAGTAGGTACTGTAGGTGTAAAAAATGCAAGTGATCTAGGAGAAAGCATAAATGCTGTAGAAGTTGTATTTAAAGATGCTTCTAAAACTATTACAGATTTTAGTGAAATAGCTGCTACCCAAGCCGGATTGTCTATGGAAGCATTTAACTCACAAGCAGTTCTGACAGGATCTTTATTACAAAACTTTGGTCTATCAGCAGACGAATCAGCAGAACAAACAGTAAGATTAGCAAAACGTGCTTCTGATCTAGCTTCTGTGTTTAATACAGATGTAGAACAAGCTATGGGTGCAATTAATGCAGCACTAAGAGGTGAAACAGAACAGATAAGAAGATTTGCAGTAAGTATTGATGATGCTACTTTAAAAAATAAAGCTATGGCGATGGGATTAGCTGATTCTGAGGGCGAGATAACTAGAAGTGCTAAATCACTTGCAGCTTTAGAATTAGTTATGGAACAATCTGCTGATGTACAAGGAGATTTTATTAATACATCAGATAGTTTGGCAAACAGTACAAGAATAATGAAAGCTGACTTTACAAACGTTAGCGAAGTAGAAACCGCCCTGAGCGCGTTAGCAAAAGATGACTACGTAGCAAAGCTTGAGCGCGAGCCTGGCAAACGAGAAAGCCGCTACATGCACCTTTTTGCTGACCCAGCAGTAGCGCCAAGCCCAGTGCCAGCTACAGAAGTCGCAGAAGTTAAAAACGATGAAATTAACGAATTACTTGCAGAAATTGAGGAACTAAAAGCCGAGCTTAGCCGTATAAAAGCACATTTAGGACTTTAATTAATAACCACTAAACCAGATAATGTAAGCCTATTTAAAAACAACTTATTAAATAACGAGGAGCTGGCCATGCGCGCCGAAATTATGGCTGAAATGAAAGTTCAGCCAACTATTGATGTAAACGCCGAGATTACCCGTCGAGTTAACTTTATAAAAGCACGTTTAGTGGCAGCCCATAGTGTATCGCTAGTGCTTGGAATTAGCGGCGGTGTTGACTCATCGACCTGCGGGCGCTTGTGTCAATTAGCCGTAGATGAACTAAACGCAGAGCAAAACACTAATAAGTACCAATTTATTGCGGTTCGTTTGCCATACGGTGTACAAGCAGATGAAGACGAAGCGCAAATGGCCGTTGATTTTATCAAGCCAAGTAAACGCATGACCGTCAACGTAAAACCTGCTGCCGATGCATTACACGAGCAAGCTATGGCGGCGGTAGTAGGCAGTGGTGAAGAGCTACCTGAGCAAGCTAAAATTGACTTTGTAAAAGGTAATGTAAAAGCACGCCAACGCATGGTAGCGCAATACGAAATAGCTGGTTTTTGCCAAGGCCTCGTTGTAGGTACCGATCACAGCGCTGAAAACATTACTGGTTTTTACACCAAATTTGGTGATGGCGCATGCGATTTAGCCCCATTATTTGGCTTATCAAAACGTCAAGTTCGCGCACTTGCAACTGCCTTAGGTGCGCCAGAGCTATTAGTAACAAAAGCCCCAACAGCTGATTTAGAAAGTGACCGCCCAGGCCTCACCGATGAAGAAGCATTAGGACTGAGCTATGATCAAATTGACGACTTTTTAGAAGGCAAACCGGTGGCTGCAGTGGTTGAGCAAAAGCTAACTGATATTTATGTTCGCACTCAGCATAAGCGCCAACCCATTCCGACTATTTACGATGATTTATAACGGCTAAACAGCTAGTGCTGCGTATGCACTAGCTGATCTATTCACCGTATTGTTACGTAAAACAAAAAAACTGATTTATAGTTAATTTTAACGCCTGCCAAAGAGAAAACTGCATTACATGACATCTCCTATTTTAATAACAGGCGCTGGTCAACGTATTGGCCTTGCGCTTGCCAAGCACTTTTTATCGCAAGGCCAAGCTATTATTATTACCTATCGTACGCGCCACGATGCAGTCGACGACTTAGAACAACAAGGCGCCGTATGCATACACGCCGACTTTAGCAGCGATGCCGGTATAGCTAGCTTTATTGAAACACTAAAACAGCAAACTCACTCTTTACGTGCCATTGTGCACAATGCCTCTAGCTGGGACTGCGAAGCCAGTAACCCTGATTTTTCGAGTTTGTTTGATAACATGATGCGCATTCATGCCAAAACACCGTATTTAATTAATAATGCCTGTGCACAGCTATTAATGGCATACCAAGCTGATGCTTGCACACCGGCTGACATTATTCATCTTACCGATTACGTTGTTGAAACAGGTAGCCCAAAGCACATTGCCTATGCCGCAAGTAAGGCTGCACTTGATAACTTAACCAAGTCGTTTAGCGCTAAGTACGCACCAAATATAAAGGTGAATTCGGTTGCGCCATCGTTGATTATTTTTAATCAGCACGATGACGAGGCTTACCGTGCTAAAACCCTTAAAAAATCTCTTATGGGTATAGAACCAGGTTGCCAAGAAAT